GAGACTGGCGGACTGCTCGGACTGTTCGGACTGCTCGGACTTGGACTGCCACACCAGAACGGATGTTCTAGTTCCCCCCATGCGTGTACGTGCGTACGCATGATGCGTATGTGTGAGCGTGTGTACGCAGGGGCGTATGTGAGCGTATGTGTGTACGTGCAGGGGCGTGCGTATAGGCGTGCGGGGGAGGCTAAGCTCTTCCACGAGGACTAGCTACGGGTAGCTTCGTTTTGTGAGCGATTTTCTTTTTGAGTTTGGCTCTCGCAAATGTATCACCGAGGGCTTATTAGAGCTCTTATACGAGCAAAACCCCCAAAGAGCCTAGCGACTTCGGGGGTTTGCGCTCCACCAAACGGTGGAGGATGCCAGACACCCTAACCAATCGTAACTGGTAGGGCGACCAACCCGCTTATCCTCCAACCTCCTGCGGGGTGGGTTTTCGTGTTAATCGTATTGTGTATTGGATACCGTTCCACCAACCTGACTTAAAGGCTACCATGTCGTTGTAGTAATCATGGTGGTGCCACTTAGACACAATTCCATTATGTTCAGGCTTATCATGGGGATTTAGTTCCCATATCACATCCTTATTAAACCTAACGGCAAGATTTCCATCCATACCGTATCTCTCTTACTCTCTGCTCGTATATTTGCTCCAAGTCATAAACACCAAGGCATTCGGTTATCTCTTCATCGGTTGGGGTATCCACATACTCAGGGAACTTCCTGAACCATAGTTTTACCAACCATAAGGGATACTGGTAAGTTTTTCTCTTATCCCCCGTGAAAACTATAAATGCCTTACTCTTCATCTGGTGTATCTGGTAACATACTATCTGGCCACTCATACCTCTTATGGTATTGCACAGCACAGACAAAAAAGTCTTGTGGGGTACCAAAGGGCTTTGCAGCACCAGAAGTTGCAAAGTAGTATTCTATCTCGTCAGGAGTCGCTAGTTTCAGGCACTCCATAGCATGAGTTCCCCATCTAGCATCACACTCCTGATAAATCTTAACTGTTTCGTTTAGGTCATCCCTAAAATCCCACCGTAGTCGATAATAATCTCTATCACGATAGGTTGTGAATATCACGCTGTTTGCTTGTAATGGCATAATTTACCTCCCCATTTTCTATATGGATTAAATGTGATGGGAGTGGCTGGCACTCACATATCTCACATGTATCTCCCTTACAATCGGTGGGTCTTCCACAGTATTTACAAACGCAAGCCATAGCATACCTCCAAAAGTTGAATAGGTATCCATTATACCACATTTAGAGGTATTTGTCAATAGTCTTTAGCCCTAAATTTCTGTGGAATTTATAATGTCTTCGGTTATGTCTTCGCCGTCTACATTATAAAACCCTAAGATATCACTTAAGTCTAACTCTGGGTCAAACTCACTATAACTGAAACTTAACCCACATTCTTCACACTCCCATACACCATTACTAGGCTGTATCATGGGAGTAAAACAACACGGACACTCCATCTACTTACTCCTTATTGTCTGTCTCATTAGTTCTTCATCCCCTTTCGTCTAACCGTTTTATCTGGGTAACTAGTCATATGCTTCTCGGTATCCCAATGGTAGGTGTCAGGCTTTAAATCATCTGGGGGTTCATTGGTACGCTTCCACCCTTCTCCTATCCATTCATTCATATGGATACTGGGCACAGTATAAACCCTCTGGAGCTTACATTCACAGTGAGCACACCAATGAGGGTCACTGGCTTCTGCCATCGGTTTCTGTATCAACACCTCCATACGACAATTAGGGCACACATACGGATAAAACATCTGCTATACACCATCCTATCATAGCTAAATAAAATCCAGAGACAAAACCATAGACATCTTTGTAGCTGTGGTCAACCTTCCTCCACTCCTGTATGTACTCATAACCCAAAAAAGCCAAGAGACAGGCAATCCCACCTAAAGGTACCACCACTAACACAAAAGAATTTATTACACCCACTGGGAAGTGCATTAAAAACCTTTTATTCAATACCGACAATATCTCTGATTTCATTTATTACCTTCTCTATGTTGTACAAAACCTCACCAAACGTAATTTTATCTAAGACTATAGCTCTACCCTCAAGAAAAGCGTCCCTTAAACAACGTAATTCATTCAGCAACTCTGGTTCTGTTAGGGTTTTATCCCCATTTTGCTGGTTTTCCACCTAAATTCTCCAACTCTACGATTACTTTAGCTCTTTTACGGTCAGCAGAAGGTGAAAAATCCCCTCGTAGACGGTTATAATGGTTAATTAACACCTTACGACGGTGCCTTTGGGTCTTATTTAGCTCCATACGAGGTCTTCCACCAGCCCCATTGAGCGGTTTTGACTCCGATAACACCTTCAATCGTTCATCTAACCAACACTGAGGGTGGAAATAGAAGGGTCTCTTGTACCCAGGCTTCACAAAAGTGAACACAATCATAGGTTCATCTTTGGAAATCACCTCACTACAGTACTGACAGGGGGTTTTTCTGCTGCACCACTTAAAAACAATGTTCATGATTTTTCTCTATATTATTATTATTAAAATAATATCAAGTTTTGTCATCATTATAACACATTTCGACTCATTTGTCAACCCCTAAGACCAAAAACTTGACAAATGTTCTAATTTGTGTTATAATATAAGGGAAAATGGGTGAAATTATACCTTGGGCACCAGCTTACCCTTATATTCCGTCTAACCCACGTAAGCAGTTGTTCATAAACTACCGAATAGCTGGTCACACCGAAAGAGAGGCCATGCTATTAGTTGGCGTCAAAGAAAGAGCCCTCTATAAGTGGAAACAGCTTGATAAAGATTTTGCCTACTGGAATTCTGACGGTATAGAACAACTAAGAAAGGAATCTAGAGAGAAATTAGTTGGAGACCTGTTTGCTATCAACGCCCACATGGTTGAGCAGATAGACCAAGTATTCTTAAGAAGAATTTCAGCTAAAATAAACAAAGGTGTGGTATTAACGCAAGAGGAGCAGAAGCAATTAGATAAGCTTCGTAACCTATACGCAATGCCAACACAACAACAAGCAGCTAAAAACTACGTGAAGGAAGGCAAAAAGGAGGGTACATCTATCGTGCAGTTTTTCTTAGACATGGATAAACGCAAGGGTGAGACTGTAGATGGGGTATTCAGGGAGGTTAACGATGAAGTGCCCCATTTGTCAACTCCCCTTGGTCAAACGTAGTGAAAAGCTGTGGGAGTGCAAAACATGCCCATACAAAATAGTAGCGACTACCACCAGCTTACAGACCACGACCTCCTCATTATTGTTGCCGAACACTGTAGAGAATTCAGAGAAGATATCAAAGACGTGCGAAGACGTTTAGATGAATCAAACAAGGTAAAACCTCGTATCGCACGGTTAGAGGCAATAGTTGGTATCCTAACGGTCTTAGGTTTGGGCACAGGGATACCAGCGGGTCTGGGGGTATTTTGAAGCCAAGGTCACCAAGACAGAGAGCAGCCAGCAGACGTAACGTACAGAAAGCGCATATTGCAAGAGCGTTGATGCCTCGTGGCCTGAGTAGATACCTTAGGCAGTTGCGAAAATATGTCGTATGAAAATAGATGGAATATGCAGAGAGACAAAGATAAAGGATGCTATCTTTATCATAGCTGTCTCTCTTGTCCTTTCAGCACTTGTATATTTGAAGGTAGAGAGAAGGATATTGAAGAAACGCTAAGTATAAGCTCCAGAGAAGCAGCCGATTACTTAGGTATTTCAGTTCGTCATGTTAACAGACTCAGACAAAAGTACAGGGAATCTAAAAGAGTCCCTCAAGAGGAACAAGAGAGAGTTTATTGAGACATTCCTCACAATAAAAGACAAAGGGAGGAACATTGTACCGTTTAAGCTTAACCCAATTCAAGCGGATATGGCTACAACCCGTACAAACTCTGACATCTACGTTAAGCCACGTCAAGTGGGGGCTTCTGAATATTTTATTGCAGATGTACTATGTGAGACTGTCATAGTTCCAGGTACAAACTCGGTACTGATAGCTTATGAAGAAGAAACAACCAAACGATTACTGTCAAAGGCAGACTTCTTCTTCAACAGATTAGACGGGTACGAATGGGATGGATTACCCACAAGATACCATGATTCAGAATTCAAGAAAACCTTTAGATACTATGAGGAGCGTAATAACCCAAAGAGCAGTCAGTTTGCACCACCTAGCACTCTTTACATTGCTTCTGCTCGCTCTTTCGTTATGGCTCGTGGCGATGCCTACCATAACATTATTGCAGACGAGTTCGCTTTTTGGCCTTACCCAGATAAACTTGTAGAGGTATTAGGTGGAAGAACACCAGATAGCAGAATCATCATATTATCCACCCCAAATGGGGAAGAGAACCAATTCTGTGAAATGTACAGGACGGCCTGTGAAAAGATGCTTACAAACGAGAACGTCTACACGCCACACTTCTACACATGGCTACAACATCCCGAATACGTTCTGTCACCTGATGATACTCTTACACTATCCAAAGATAGGGTGTCGCCTCTTGAAGACATCACCCCAGAAGAGTATGCTCTAATGGAAGGTGTGTGGCAAGCGTCTGAAGAACAAATAAGATGGAGAAGATATAAGATAGCTGAGGTAGAACAGTTGCGTCGTATGGGGGAAACCCGTGTTCTGTTTTCTCAAGAGTTTCCAGAGGATGACACAACCTGTTTTATTACCTTTGGAGATATGGTATACGATGGGGAAATCCTCGCAGAAAAACTCAAAACCGCTTTCCCTGCTCCACATCATATGTTTAATGTTGACATTTGGGAGTTACCCCAAGAAGGACAAAAATACCTGATATCTGTAGACCCAGGAGTAGGTAAACAATCTATGACAGCTATCACTGTGTGGAGGTTTGAATTCGATGAATCTGGTGATGAGAAGGCAATACATTGCGCCACCTGTTGGGGGCTTTATGGAGCAGAACGAACCAATGATTGTGCACGTAATCTCGGTAAATTCTACAACTGGGGAACAATATCTACAGAAGCAAACATTGAAACCCTTGCCATACTCCTTAAAGGCTACCCCAATCTCTACAGGCGTAGAGACCTCCAGACTGGAAAGCCTACTTTGGATATAGGTTGGGTAACTACAGCCAAAACGAAACCTATTATGGTAAATGAACTGATGATGATGTTACCTAACATGGAAATCCATGATGAACGCATTATCAAAGAAATAAGAAACATGAGATATGATAACAATGAGCGAGTAAGGTCTGCTGGTTTTGATGACCTTCATGATTCTGCTGCTATTGCTATGATTACTCGCCAGTCCAGACCTATGACCACTGGACTTATCTTTAATTACGGGAGGAAGAAATAATGGCACAATTCACACCTTCAGAAGTGATGTCTAAGTGCCAAGAGCTAAAGAAGTCATGGAATGTCCGCAACCGCAAGTTTAAGGAATGGTACGAAGTTCTAAGGTTAGTAGACCAATTAGAAGAGAAGAACAAAGAAACCTACGTATCGAATGACCCACGTACCTTTTATAACTTAGCCAAGCATTTATTAACACCTTCAATCATTCCGCATAAGTTCCCGATAGAAGGACTTACACCCAATGAGATTGACGCTACTTCTAAGCTGGAGGCACAGATAGAGAAAGAAGCTTGGCAACGACTTGAAAAGTCTTATAGACGAAGTGGTAAACAATCTTGGGTTGGTTACTTAGTTGGCTTAATCTTAGCCTTCGGTTGGTATAACGTTCAAGTTACCGCTGATAACAGCGGTTTCTATGCTGATATATGGCACCCTGCCGAAACATTCCAAAGCTATTCCCCAGACCCAGAAATAGGTCTTGTTGAAGTAGCCCACATATACGAAATGTCTGTAGCAGCAGCCCGTAAGAAAGCCAAGGTGCAAGAGTGGAACGTTAATCTACCGCAAGTGGGGAAGGTTAAGTTATTCGATTACTGGTTTATTGATGAAGACGGTGACGTGTCCCATACCATAGTTTTAGACGGTAAGTTTGTAGTAAAACCATACAAAGACACTAGGTTTGACCGTATCCCTGTGGTATGTGGTGCCGTAGGAGGTTTACCTGACTTAGGTGAAGTTGACTCTAAATGGCAAGAACACTATGGGGAAGCTCTAGTAGCCGTTAACGAAGATGTCTACAAAAACTCTGACAGGTTGGCATCTTTCCTTCAGCAAGCCGTAAAAGAATCAACGGAACCTAAGTGGTTAGAACTCTCTCAAGGGACTACCATATTAAAACCAGAGCACTTTTACTCTGGTGCTATTTTTAGAGGGCAGCCTGGGGATTCGGTCACTGCCCTACAGCCACCTCCAATTCCCCCAGAGTTGATACAACGTATCTTCTCATATGAGCAAGATAAGCAGAAAGCCTCATTTTCGCCACTGATGTTTGGTAACATCCAATTCCAAGTGGCTGCATACACCCTGTCCCAGATGGCTCAGGCTGCCCAACAGGTTCTAAGACCATACCATGAATCCGTGATGAATGTTTTAACAGAGATAGACAACATGTGGTTGAATCAAATGAGAGCTAAGGGAATTAAACCAAGGGGCGTTACTCTACCTAAGAATATTCCTGATGATATAGAGATGGTAGTGGATTACCCCATATCAATCCCAGGTGACCTAATCAACCGCATCACATCAGCTAAGATGATATCACCTTCGGTAGAGATATCCCCAGAGACCACAATGGAGTTATTCTTCCCAGAGGTGAAAAACACGTTAGCAGAACAAGGACGTGTACGTAGTGCTAAGGCTCTTAACAACGCCATTGGACTATCCGTTAACCAAGTACGAGCCTATCGTATTGCTGCACAGGAAGCCCGTAGACGCAACGATGAAGAGACAGCTAAATTATACGATATCGCTGCTGATGCTGTTTTGTCTCAGTTAGAGGCCATAGCAGTAACCGAAGAAGAGAAACAGAGAGGCACAAGACCAAACCCTACGATGATGCCTTCACTTGGAGGTGGTAATGAACGGGGTTAATATAGGTACACCTGAAGAACGAGCACAGGTAAAAACAGAGTTAGAAGCTGGGCGTAAGCTTATGCACCCTATCGAACTGATGGGTGCAGGTACGACCTATTCCCCTTACGAGGGGTTTGAGATTGATAAGACTATAACCCATCGTGAGTTGCAGGAATCCACTAAGACCCGTAAACTTATTGAGGACAAGTACAGAACTGCTCAATCTCAATTTCGAATTCGTGTAGATGTAGACCCATTTGCCTACGTTTTTGGTAAAGACTGGGGTGACCCAGCACGTAAGCAGAAACGACAGGAAATAGAGGACTTAGCTGCCCAAATAGATGTAGCGGTGGCCTCTGAACAACAGGCGTTAGCTCGTCACTTAGCTTTAACATACGCCTCCCAGTACATGGAACTTGGGATATTTGAGAACGTAGATGAACTCATGCAGTATTGGGGTTTAGATGACTCCTCTAGAACGTTTGCCCAAACTATATGGAATAACTTTGCTCCTGTGGCTGGAAAGAAAGCTGGGCAACTAGACGAAGCTGTTAAATTACTCCAAGAGAGACCAACAGCACACCCAATGTCCGTAGAAGACTCCACAACGTCTGAGATACTCAAAGCTTTATCTACTTATCCACAGTTGGAGCTTACTGGTAGTTTACAGGCTTTAGGTGCTGATGGACTACGTGAGTTATTTGATACGGCTGGTTTAGACACCCAGTATCTTGACGAATACATACAAACTGCTCGTGGTCACTGGGCTACTCTAGATGAACAATGGCGAGACATACGGGAGAATTATGAAGCCTACAGATTAGGACTTAAAACTCCCGAAGTATTGAATCTGTCTATTATGGAGCAACTCAAGTTAGCGTGGAAACAACCTGCTCTTGCTATGGTTGAATTACTTGATAACTATTTTGAGTACTGGGGTAGACCCTTTGCGTTCATAGCAGCCAATGTTTTAGACCCTCATAGGGGTGTAGCAGCATTAACTGGTAAGAGCCCATTCGGTGAAACCACATGGAGTGGAGAACTAAAACGACTCCAAGGGGAACACATGTCTGAGGGGTTAAACTGGTGGATGGCTGCTGGCCATGCTTTTGATGACTGGGAGCAAAACTGGGTAACTAAACTGGGCTTGGAGATAGTAGGAGACCCGCTAACATGGTTTGGATTTAATATATACACTAAGATAACCAAACCTATTGGGTGGCTTCATAGAACTGTTAGTGCTGCTGAGAAGGGCTTCATAGAAACAATGGATATCCCCTTCTTAGCATTACGTAAAGGTTGGGAATCTGTAGGTAAAACTACCTTCCAGAGAGCAATGGAACGCACCTCACAGGCAACCGTTAATATGTTAAGAGCAACCACTAAGTTCTCTAACCTACAGGATTTAGCTCGTATTACTCCAAACCAGTTAAAAGAGACGATGACTGCTGCCTACTCTGCGTTTCAAAACAAGCCTCAGATGGGTGGCCATACCTACCTGCATCAATTCGGTGCGGATGTACATGATGCTATCCATAGATACATTCCAAGGGAAGAGGTAGAAGAACTCTTATCTAATATGAACCCATTGGTAGATTACACCACCCGTGAGATGGAAGAGTTCGTCATGACTAAAACTCATGAGGTTAACGAACTCATAGATGGTATTGTAGGTAAATCTATTACCCCAGATGATGCCGTTTTGCCAATGTTGCAAATCCTAGGAGATTTTAGTGAGCGCAACATGCAACAGGTAAGAAGATTCCTACGTGGTGTACAAGATAGGGAATACGCACTATTTGAGAAGCTCCTTGAATTTGATTCTACCAAGAGTGGAATGTTAAATTTTCTCAAGACCATGAGGGAAACATACGTGAGTAACATGAGCTCTAAGGTGGCAGCCCACCGCTCTCGTTACGGTATGATGGCTGCTATGCAAAACTCTATAGACTCAGCCGTAACCGTACTCTGGAGGAACTCTATTGAGAAGTGGCTCGTGCTCCCTGTAGCTCGCCAGATGTTACTCACAGCAAACTACGGTACCTTCAATATGTTTGAGTCTTTATTCCGTAGCGCTTTCTCAGGATATGGTTTATGGGGTAAGGCTGCTGCTGGCAGAGAAATTGTAGAGGAAGCAGAGCTTATCACTAGAGAGCTAATGAATGCCCCCCATGAGTTCGCTGAGAGCATAGTCTTTGAGCTACCCGCTCGTGGTGAGTTAAGTATTGCTGCTCGTGGTGAAGGCATACTACCTCTCATGACCACAGCTAATCTACCAAGTTGGCTCCCAGCACCATTCGGTGGTAAAACCCTCACAGTGCCACGAAAGATAGGTGAGTACGAGATACCATTCTTAGGTGGTAAGAGAGTATCCATGTATGACTGGAACCAGTGGTTTAACCGCTTGGGTGAACAGCACCGTGCTTACACCTACATCCAAATGCACAAGCGTAAGATGTGGGAAATGTTCCCAGATGATATGAATATGATAGCAGAGGTTATACCTCAGCCACTAAAGTATGCTGATTTCAAAACTCTATCCCGTAAAGATATAGATGGTATTAACAGGTCATTAGAGAACCGTATACCCCTTGGTTCAAACTATGTTGATGACCTCCACTGGGAAAGAAGTATCTTAGAACGTAAGAAGCTAACCCAAGATACCCAAGAGCTTCTTAACCAAGTTAGGGCTGTAGACCAAGACATTAAAGACTTCATATTACAGGAGGTACGGGCTGGTAACGTCAACAGTGGTAACGTGAGAGAGTTCGTAGATGAAGCCGTAGATGCCTATTACACCAACTATATTATGAAGATAGACATGTACAAGGAGTTAATGAGGTCGGCCACCGCCCAATTAGACGATTTCGTGCCACAGTCAGCAGATGAACTCATGGTGATGATTGGTAACGTAGACACCCTATTAAACGATATCTTACCTCGCTCCTGTACTGAATACTGGTCAGCAGTTACCCGCAAAGGCCATCGTATAGTTAAAGTATCTAAAGTGGAGAAGTTACATGCAGGGGCTCGTGATGAAATTTTAGGGTATATAGATGATGCTGTGACACAAGCACGCACTATGAAACAGAGATTAGAACAAGGTCTAAGGTTAATCCCAGATAAGACTAAGAGAGATTCAGCACGTGCCCTTATGAACAACTGGGAAGAATACATTGTCAACCTGAGAACCGTGAGAGAACGGGTATTTGCTACAATAGATGCTTACACATCCACCCATAGAGCTCCAGGTTCACGTACATTGGAAGGATGGAGAGCAGCACTCAAAGCTAGTGAACGTATCTGGGATGATTACTGGAGGCAAATAGCCCAAATACCACGAACAGAGCACGCTCTGAACCTTGCTCAAGATGTGGTGCCTAACGTTCAATCTCAGACTAAACGATTGTTAGTGAATGACATAGCAAAGTTGTTTGGTGCCACTGGGGAATCCATACGGGATAACCTTATATTTGCAGAAACCCGCACCATGATGGGTAAACCCCAATTTCAGGCTACCGTATACGAAAGAGCCTTGAAAGCAGCCAAACAACAGGGTAAGATGCCAGCAGAGATAGGTTTCTCATGGGAACGCATTGGTGAGGTATACGATGATATCTTGAGAGGTATGCAGGTAGACCCACAGGTAGCTTCTCGCTTTACTCCTGCTGTTGAAGAGCTTCGCCACTTTGCCAACCAGTACGAACGTTTGTACAATACAAAGGCAATAGACCCAGATGAATACTTCCGTGTTCAGAAGCATATCTCAGATGTAAGCGATAACATGAAGAAGCTGCCCATGTTCAGGAATGAAGTACCTGTAACCCAACCTGGATTCTACACGAAAGAGCTTAGGTTCAAACGCCCTTGGCAGATGAACCGTAAGGAATTCAAAAGGGAACATAAGAAGTACATGGAGCTTGCTCAGCAGAGTGAGCACTATGACGTTAGATTCTCTGATGTGGGTGATACCACTGTAACTACTGAACACATAAAAGAAGTTTGGGGTGAGGTTGATAACCACCACTTCTTCCTGAAAGATGATACAGGGAGGTCTCTAGGTGAAATCTCCTTACACGTTTTCCACGACTATAAGATTATGGACGTGGGTTGGTTAGGGTTAAACCCAAACAGTAGAGTAACCGCTATAAGAGATGCTCTTAGTATTATTCGTGACTACACCCCAGAAGGATACAAGATTGTTGCGGATGTGAACAACTTCTCAGGACAGCTTATTGAGAAGTTAGAGAGGCGTGGTATTATACGTGTGAAGGAGAGACTTGGGGGTGAGTTTAAACCACCAAAACCCGACGAGCAGTTTGCTTCTGTTGAAATAGAATTTATTACAGACCCGTCCAAAACAAATCTGTTAAAGAAACCTCGAATCGTTGAGGAAGACTTAACATATGAGCAAAAGATACAGAGCAGGATTAGAGAGTACCTTGAAACTGAGTCTGTATCTTTTGAACCTTCTATGGAAATGAGAAGTGACTTCGTTCTTGCTGGGGATGAAACAGTATCCACTCAATTTGACCGTTACCCCAACATGCCAGATAGGTTAAGGGAACTGGCAGAAGTCAACCCAAGCCTTATGGATGATGCAGAAGGTTTGTTTGAAGCTTGGCAGCGGAGAGCTATAGATGAAGGTTGGCTACCGAAATCAGGTCGCACTAAGAGAGAGGTATGGGTGGAGCCAAGAGAAGGTACAGAGATAAGGTTTGAGGCCACCCCAGAGTGGACAGCTAAACGTGATGCTGCTGCTGAGGCTGCTACCAAGGAATACCACCTTACCTTCACAGACTACACCTCCCAGAATATGATGGATTCCTTTATGAAAGGTATCTATCCATTCTGGATATACGAATCCCGTAGATACCCGTACCTGTGGCGTACTGGTATACGCACCCCAGGTGTTCCACTCTCTATGGGTCGCTTCATGGACTACACAGAAGGTGGGTACGTTAATATACCTGGGATGCCAATAGACATAAATCCTTTCCGTGGTACAGTATTCATGGGTGGATTCAGACGTATGTTCATCCGTGACTATCCTGAATACTATGATGCTCCTGTGTGGGGAACATTCGCTGGTGTGATGGATGCGTTTTCACGGGGTGGATTCTACCCAGGTGTACATATAGCTGCACCCCTAGCTTTCTTTGGCTCTAAGGTAGGTGCCCCTCAGATGTATGAGGTATTACCACCTGCTTTCACCACGTTGTTCAGTTTCTACCAGAGTATAGACCCTTCCAGTGAGACCTCTCGATGGCTACGTGACCAAGTGATGTCTGATAGGTTCCGTGAGTACATGATAGAGCAAGAGCTCACTGACCTTGGGGTAGATGGTAACTATGTGATGGCTAAGAAGTCAATGGGTATAGAGCTAACAGATGATGAACAGAAGCTCGTAGACCAAGCCATGAGAAAAGTGTCTTTACTCCAAATCCCCTTTGTGCAGATGGGACTGTTTAGGTTCCGTCCAGAGGATAGAGATAAAGCTTATGAGATGGCTCTTGAAGTTAAAGAGAAGCTCACTGGTATCCCCGTAGAGCAATGGAAACGAGAGAGTAGGCTATCTGATATCACAGGGGTTCGTACTTCAGATAGGTTCCCCCTATCCCCCTTGGAACAGAAGATACTGTTTGAAGCTGAAGAAGTTGAGCGGTGGAATAAGAACTTCGTTGCACCTCTACTTCCCTCAGAGCAGCGCAAAGAGGAAGAACGAATCATCATGTATCAATACGAAGTGAGTAAGATATATGAACAGGCTCGTACAGAAGGATTTCCAGACTACTCTGGTAAGCAGGACATAGTAAGTGAGGAGTTCTTAGAAGAGGAGTTTAGGGCTGGTCGTATCACAGGAGCCCAATACGATGCCATGTTAGAGGAGTTGGTAGAGGCTACGATTGAACGTGTTAACGCCTTAGCTGATACCGATATGTTTGCTGATGTGCCTAAGACACGTGAGGAGAGAGTGTCTCGCTACTTAGAGAGAGATGAACCTGTACCCATATGGCACCCAGCACAAGAACTCCTTTGGGAGTACAGAGAGATAAAGCCTGAGATGGCATTTGATTATGAGCTAGATACATGGCGCATTGATTGGGAAACTTACTTTGCTCGTGTTGATGCTATTATGAATGCACTTAGTGAAGAGAACCAGAGAAGTTTCTTAGAGAACCTACAATACGAGTGGACTGATACCAAGCGACTTCGCTGGAGGATAAGTAAAGAATATATACGACCCTATTACAATACACGGGTAGCCCTCTTAGATACGTATTCGGTTGAGGAGCGTAAGCTCATACAGGAATACTCTCTGGCTAATTCCGCTAGAAGAGAAGAAATTAGAAACGTTACTGATTCTGAAGGGTTGAAGCTGATAAGCAACTTTACTACCAAGTTAAAGAACATACACCAGAACATGCGTGTTAACGACCCTGAGCTAGACGCATGGTTAAGGTTCTGGGGTATTGTGGATAGTAACAGGAGCAAGGAAGCTGAAACCATGTACTTAAGATTACTAAGTACCTACCAGGGGATAGGATGACTAAGAAGCGTAGCCGTAAAGAAAGACAGACGGCAAAGAGAAATAAGTCACTAGAACGTAGGCTTAAGAACACAAGACACGTGAAACGTTAGGACATATTCTATTGACACGTGTGTTATAATGTGTTATAATAAGGAGGAAACATGGGTGAAGACTCAGGGGCAGAAACCCCAACTACGTCAGGAAACGTAGTCACATCCGTTGATATCGGGGATGGTAATAAATTTACTGTAGCTGATATCATAGCGATGAAAGGCGCAAAAGAAGGACTGGAGCGTGATGTTAATGGGCTGAGGGAGGCTAACACGGCGCTTAGCCAAGAGCTAGAGAAGCTTAAAACCCAAGCTTACAACATCAATCAGAACAGAATCCAGTCGGACTCCGCAAGAGAAGCTGCGGAAAAGTCCAGAGTAGAGTTAGAAGAAACTCTCAAATCCTCAAAATCTCAGGAGGAATACAATCAGATAGCCGAGGAGCGTGACCTCTTACTGCTAGAAAAATACTCTAGTAAGATTGATGCTCTAGCTGACACTCTGAAGATTGACAAGAAGGAGTTAGCTGGCAAGGACATGAAGGAGATTGATATATGGTTAGCCATAACTCAACTCACTCAAGAGAAAGCCAAAGACCCCACGCTTGATAGGTCTGGAGGTGGAGGCGGTGGCTCAATGTCGGAGAACGCACTGGAGGCTAACATGAGATTCCTCAAGGATTTAAAAGAGGGCAATAGAAAATAGAGGTGAGTAAGGATGGTTGTTCATCACTGGGATACGCTGTCTGAGGCTCAAAAGCTCACACAGTCAGTCCTGATTCCAGGGGTTATCGAAGAGAGTATCTACCGTAACCCTCCACTGGCTTTAGGTATGCCTGTAGCTTGGACGCCTGGACAGACAATAAAGTATAACCGTGAAAACGCCACAATGGTTGGTCAAACTGCTGGTATTGATATCGGCGACCAGCTAAGTTGGTCTTCAAACATCACTTACGACCAGAAGGAAGTAACCCTCAAGAGACGTTACGTCCAGAGAATCGTGGATAATTTCATCCCCGATGTCTACGGTACGATTAACAACTACGAGGCTATTGTACTTCAGGAATGTAAGAAGGGTGTTTATGTTGACATCAACGACCTCATTATCTACGGCGACCTTACCTACTCGACTAGCAACAAGGAGTTCGACGGACTTCATGCTTGGGCTGCTGAGCAGGGTACACCTGCTACCAGTGGCACAGGGTTAAACTATGATGGTGAGAGTGCTGGGTTAAACCTCAGCAAAATGCGAGCCATGATAGATACCATGAAGCGAGAAGTAGATGCCCTGTTATTCCCGTTTGAGCTTGCACGCAGACTTAGTGCTTCGCTGCAAGAAGTCGGTGGAGAAGCAACCGGCATCTTCACTTCCCGTGGACAGATTTCCCAGTTGAGTTACGGTATAAACGACGTAGGTAAGAGGGTGGCGTTCTGGGATGGTATCCCCATCGTACCAACAGATTACCTCGTAGCAGAGGAAGATGGGACTGGAACTGGTTCGACCACGAATGCACGTGCAAAGTACTCTTCAGACTCGACGTTCAGTATATTCGGTATTAAGTTCGGTAACGTCTATATGGGTGAGCCTGGACTCATGTATGGGTTTGGCGCAACCGATATGGCTGGCGACATGTATCGAGTAGACTACTTTGAGAAGCTGGAAGACTACGATGCATCTGGTATTCGTGTGGTTTCCTATGGTGCTGTTCTTTTAGGCAGCAAGTACGGACTTTGCAGGATGTTTGACGTTGACGACGACGACGTTATCATCAGCACTTAGAGGAGATAATAATGGCTACAATACTACATCCCGCCCAAAAGCTCATTAACGAGCGTGGTATGGTGCTATTTATGCCCCCGAACTGCATGGATGCTGACAAGGTGTCTCTGTCTGAGCCCGACATCTACACGCAGAGTTCATCTCAGCTTTACCCTCTGGGTAGTAAGCTTGAGTTCTGTGATGGCCGTGTCTTTAGGTATTGTAAGCATGGAGCTACATCCACGGCTGCACCTATCGCACGTCTTGTCATGAACTCCAACTACTGTCCTGGAGCAACTGGTCATGCTGATGAAGACGGTTTTGAAGGCGCACCATACGCTAACGCTGCTGCTGCTGCCACCACAGTGCAGATAGCTGATACAGCATCAACCAAAAACGAATACGAAGACGCTATGCTGGTAGTGTATCCTTCGGGACACTACACTAGTTATCGTATCGCTGGTAATGATGCTTCTGGTGGAACGTACACTGAGTTGGTGTTGGATGACCCTAGTGGTCTGAAGACAGCAATCACCACGTCCACTGGTATCACTGTATACCTCAGTCGGTTCTCCAACTGTAGAACCTTTGGTGCTGAGGGAACGGCTGGCTATCAGAGTGCAATCGGAGTATCACAGGCTAGTGGCTTTACGTCTGCCTACTACAGTTGGCTACAGACTAAGGGTGCTTGTATCGTGACCCCGACTGCATACTTCGGTGACAGTGCTAACGAGCGAGCGTGTTTCTACAATCCTAGCGACGGTACAATTGGTACTGCTGCATCATATGACCCAAGTTCGGGTTATCAGTGCATCGGTTACCTACTGTCCCATACCATCAGCGGATACGGTGACCTTTGGGTCATGCTGATGCTGGAGTAAGGAGGAAAGGTGAAAACTGGTAAAGAGGTTTTCCCACCTGAGCATCCAGCTAGTGGGAAGAAAGACAAACCAAAACCCGTTAAGGGATAACGGCTTCGGGGGTGAGCCATAATCACCCCCCACACATTTTATTAAAGGAGTTAGACATGCCATCTGGTCTTATTGTGTCTGAATCCGCTCCAAGTAAAGATAACAGATACTATTGGTTCAAACCCAGCACTAGAGAGTGGTATGCGTTAAATGACGCAGCCACAGAATGGTTAGAAGTCTTTAATGAAGAATCCTGTACACTTACTAACTTGGTATTGGAGGGTACGCTTAGTATGGGTGGTGATATTGGAGTGAGTGGTCAGGTTGAGTTAGCTGGGTTTGGTGGTGGTAAGGTGAAGCTTACCATTACAGGTGGGGTTATTACTGAGATTGAGGAAGAATAATGCCATTAGCTGTGGAGAAGTTAACCAGACAGTCTACAATGGACGCTATACGTACCGCTATAGCTCAAACTATTCGTTATTTGATGCAGCGAGAAGGTAAAACTCAGCAAGAGGCTGCTGGTCAAGCTTATGGCATGGCCAGAGAAAAGACTGGTAGGTCTCTTGGTAAGAAAGGATAAACATGGCAAGGAGACAACGTAGAAGTATTGCTACAAAAGCAACTACACGCATTACCGCTACTGGTGCTGCCATCACTGGAGCTTGTATTGTTTGGTGGATGACTATAGCCCCCAGTGCTGCCACTACAGTGTTAGATATAAGTGACGGTACAGCTAGTGGTACAACTATTTGGACACACTCGTGTGTTAGTGGTAACGGTGCACACATAGACTTCGGTGAAGACGGCTTTGCGTTCACCAGCGGTGTGTATGTAGAAACCTTAACTGATATCACCGCAGTTACATTCTGTTATAGCCAATAATGAGACAGTTATCAAGGAGTCTCTATGCTGCTCAGGTGGGGGCAAGCGGGACTCCTTTTGTTAGATGTGAAGTAGCCGACGTAGGTGAAGGTGCAGGGGGTAGTGATAACTATGGCTTGGTGACCCCTGTGTATGAGAATGATATGGCTAATATCACTAAAGTACTAAGGGGTAATTTGGTGACACCAACACGTAGTGGCTACGGTAAATCCATATGGGCTTATATGGGTTATACCCCAAACGGTATAAATGCTAGAGCTTACGTGTACCTTAAGAGTGACGGCTCTCTCGTTGGTCAAACTGATGAATATGATGGTTCAAACATTCAAGCTGATTCATGGCATGAGTTTGAATTCTCTAGTAGACCAGCCTTAACTGCCAGTACTGATTACTGGATATTTGTTACATGTAGTGCTTCCTATATGGAAGTAGCCTACAAAGCTGTCAACAACGGTGTAACGTACGCTTACTACAATGCTGCTCAATACCCACCTCCAGACCCCATAGTCACTGGGGATGTCTATGAAAACATAGAACGCTCTTGTAATGTTTATATAACCGTTGAGTATGATGAAGTCGTCTATGATACCTCAGACCGTGTACTAGCGGTTAAACAATGGGAAGGTGAATATGAAGATGGTGCTGAGATACTCTTAGATAACTCCGATGAACACTTTTCAACACGTGATTATGTTGGGTGTTTAATTAACTTAGGCTTTGGGTTCACAACATGACGGACGAATATTCTAACGTACCAGATTTATACGTAGCTGCCCAAGAAGATATAAGTATCAACGGTAAACTCTACACCAAGCTTATCTGCATGGGTGATTGGGGTCGCATGGATAAGAACAAAATCATGGGCGACTCCATAGCTGCTGGCTTTGACTTCGGTACAGATACAGTCCAAGAGATAATAGAGGGTAACACTTACGACGCTATGTTGATGGCCGATATGACTGCTGAGGTAAACGATGACGATGCTGATGGAACAGAAGACTCAAAGGTACCTGGGTTAAAATACGAGGTATGGGTATCCAAGAGAAAGGTTATACAGGACTCAGTTGAGTTGACTACAAACCTTGCCAAGCTTAGGGGGGATGAATTATTCTTGGTAGCAGATACCACTGGGGAACAGCAACGACTTACTGGTACACTAGATGGAGAGTTAACTGCTGGTGAGACAGTTACGGGCAGTAGCTCTGGTGCCACAGGTAAGTTTGTCTACCAGAACGTAGCTAGTGGTGCTGGTTATATAGTTATAGAGAGTATAAATGGTACATGGGAAACCAGTGAGGATGCCGAAGGTGCATCCTACAAATGTGGGTCTATCACATCAATAGATGACGAGCATTATCTTTATGAGCTAGATGGAACCAATACCCATAACATATATGAACACCATCGTATCCAGTCTTTATTACAGGCTAATCGTGTTATTTGTGTGGATAAACTACCCGATAACTCCGAAACCAAACATACTTACAGCGGGACTGTAAACGATACCGATGACCAAGCTATTTTCGGTGTTGTTACTTATGTCTTTGAAGACCCAAGTGTTACCAGTAACGAAGAAGCAGAAGCTTCTGCAACGGCTATGTTAACCCATTTTCAGTCTGATGCATTCGGGGGGTATATAAAAGCTCCTATGAATTGTGGTCAGGAGATGCATGATATAGTTAAGGTAACGGATTCTCGTGGTGGATGGACTGGTGACGATGTTATTGAGGGTAGAGTTGGTGGTATAATTAGGGAATTTAAGGCTTGGGAAGGAGTTTATACCATAGAGTTAACTATTGGTGGGCTATGGGTTCCTCCTCCACCGCTAGACCTCCCTGCTCCAACACCAACACCTCCTCCTGTTACTTGGGACAAACCACCTCACCCTTGGCCTGGGGAAACTGATACAACTAAACCTACACCAACTAAGACTGATGACCACTTAAGACAACAACTACCACCCGTAGTTCCTCCTCCAGAGACATTTACTCCATACTCAAGGAGGGAATACGAAGAGGCGTGGAAATACCGCCCAGTGGAAACCTTAGAGATGGCTCCGCTACCAGAAGGCATCCCTGGGTTTGGTGAAGCACCATTGGAAGCTCCTGTGATGATACCCCCAGAGGGCGTAGAGTTAGGTAGAGTACGAATACCACGGGGCATACAGATAAGTGAGGAATTGGCTCAGTCAATAGAAGCTCAAAAGGCTTACGAAGCTGTCAGAGGAGTGGAACCTTATGCTGGTATGGTTAGACAGCCTAAAACACGCTGGCAAGCTTGGCAATATGCAGCTACAACTCTGTTAGGTATGACGACTATGTTAGCTGGTTTGTTTATGCCAGCACTGGCTCCATCACTAGCTCAACTTACCGCTAGAGTAGCAACCGTTGGTGGTATAACGGCTGGCGCTACCGTAGGCGTATCCGCTCAGGAGGCTGTAACACCACTAGCTCCATCCCCAGAGCAAGTCACAGCAGAAACCTTTAGTGGTGATGAATGGTGGAGAGGAGGTAGTTTGTGGTAACTTCTGATACATGGCGTTTCATAGAGAGCGTAGCTAAAGCCCTGTCTAAGAATGAAGCTTTTCTCAGGCTTTTGAATAGAACCCACTCACACTCTCACGGTGAGAATTCCTCTGACCCAATAGAAGATGCTATGTATGATAGCATCTTTGATGCCCACACCATACTCAAGGCTGATACTGATGACACCCCTGTGGCTCTAACTGTGAACGAGCAAGAGGTAGTCGGTAGGTTGACTGGCGGTAACATAGATGGTATTGCTATAGGAATATCCGACGATAACATGGTTCAGGTGGATGGCTCTCCCAACTCAGGTGAGGTAGCTCTGTGGACAGCCAACGGGCTAGAGGGTAGAGCTATAGGTGTAAACGATGATAATATACTTGAGGTTGATGATGCAACCGTTATCACTGGTGATTACGCTAAATTCACCGCTAATGGTTTAGAAGGTCAACAGGCATCTCAGGTGATGGCTGACCTTAGCGGTGAGGCTGGGTTTACCTTTGATTGGGTTGGGTGTATTCTGGAGAATGTTGAGGCTATTAAGGGTTTAACTGATGACACTCTCGACATTGTGGGTAAGCGTACTGACAGTGACGACAGTGTGAAAATCTCTACCCCTGGGGAAGCAATAAACTACGCTGATACCGTGAGAGTAACTTTCCAAGGTAGAGCAGCGGAAGCTGATGTTGTTTGGACAGACTGTGAACACACTGGATTAAAGTTAGGTGGTGACCTAAATGCTGATTCCCATAACATAACCAGCCTTGAGCAAGCAATAACAGATAACCACATAGTCACTGTAGATGGTAGTCCTAACGATGACGAGTACGCCCGCTGGACTGCGAGTGGGTTGGAAGGTAGAACGGCTGCTGAGGCAAAGACAGATTTGGGTTTCATGACTGACTTAGTAGACGATGCTACCCCTCAACTAGGTGGTGACCTTGACCTAAATGGTAACAATATTGACTTCCCCACTACTGCCGATATATCCGATTGTTTAGATGAAGACGATTTGGTTTCGGATTCTGCTACTGCGTTGGCCACTCAACAGAGCATCAAGGCGTACGCAGATGGGAAGATTACGACTCACGAAGCAGCAGCAGACCCACATACAGGATACGTGAAGGAGAGTGAGTTCACCGCAAAAGGTGATGTGTTGGGTGGAACTGGTGCAGGTACGTTAGCTGCACTTGGAGTAGGCACTGACGAATACTGTCTTATTGCTGATAGTGGAGAGACCACAGGACTAAACTGGGGTAAGAGGGCAACCATCACAACTGCCTCTGCAACCTACTATGTAGATGGCACTAATGGTAATGACTCCAATCCAGGTACCCAAGCTGACCCATTTGCAACTATTCAAGGTGCGTGGGATTCTCTCCCAGACATTATAGCACATGATATTACTATTATTGTAGAAGACAATGGGCGCAAGACTGGTACTGCTGATGGAAGAGTTGCTAACCATCTTCAAGATGACACCAACGCTCAGTTCGCAGCAGGAGACGTTGGCAAGACAGTATTTAATGTAACTGATGGGAACTTTGCCACTATTACTGCTTACAATGATACAGGTGATGTGACGTTAGATACTGACATCTTCGACAATGGCAATGAAGACTACGTGATATACGCAACTCCGTACAGAGAAGATGTAGACATCAGTGAGAGATACGTTATGGCCTCAGTAACCATTAGAGGTGAATACTACTGGCAGGGAGACTGTGAAGCAAATGTAGGTGGTGCAGGAGAAATAAAGGATACAGGTGCCTTTGGTGATGTAGCAGTTGGAGATAAAGTAGTAGTCTTAGACCTCTCTGGTGCAGACGGTAGAGCAGTCCAAGGTGAACTCTGCACTGTAGACGATATCTCAAACGCACCCGATAGGATAGGAACTACTGGTTCGTTAACTCCCACTACCAGTTGGATTTACTGGATAGTCCGCACTGAGATATCAGGTAGTGACGATGGTACAGATGGTGGTACGGCACGGGATAATTGCTTTCTATTGACGTCAATAGATAATATTACGGTTCAAGGTTTTTATTTGACGTATTCGGATATGTACGCATTTGATACATTTAATTGTCGTAAACTTATAAGCTATTATATGGTATTTGAAAATTGCGACTATGATTTGAGAGTAAAAGGGCATAGTTGTTTTGATGAGTCTGATTTTATATATTTCAGTGGGTCGTATGGTTGCGTCGTTGAGCAATCAAGTTATATGACACCTTGGTATTGTATGTATGAGGGTTGCACTTATGGAATAGATGTATATAGGAATAGTGGGGCAATACCAAGATATAGCTTTATAAAGGGTTGTAGTTATGGGGTGATAGTTCAGTTGTCGGGTGCAGTTGATTTTACTAGGTGTACTATAGATGCAGGAACAACTAACGGTATTTATGCTTTTAGGGCTGGATTCGTTTTTACTTCTAAGATTACTAATAATGCTACTACACCAAAGACTCCCGCAGCAGCTAGTGACCCTGCTTGGGTAACGTAATGATAATATTATACTTGAAGGACTCGCCAGATATTAATACCTGTACCTTCTTACAGGCTATACCAGATGTGATGGTGTTGGAAGAGAGCGGAAGCCAAGCGTTTATAGAAGGTCAGCCTGAACCAGTTATTAACGACTTAACAAAAGCTGGTTGGTTTGCTGTTCCTGAGCAGTATATAGAACCTGAGGGTGATTTAGATGGTGATATTATCCCTAGAGAGGTTTGTGAGCTTAACTTGGTGCATTTTACTCCAGATAACTTACCGCACTCTCAGTTTGTGGGTAAACTTATTGCCGTTAATCTAAGTGCAATCAAACCCGCTACGGTTCGTAGGGTATTCTATGGAGAGACTTACGATGTGAATTGTTTGGTTGGCGAGAATGCAGCACAATTATGGATAAGCGGTAAGTTATTGGTTGATGATTTTGTAATAGTAAGTTATATCACTGAGGTACCATTTGGTACAAAAGTTAATTTGCCTATACTGGTGGATAAAATAAACAAGACATGGTAGACTATCAATATATACACATACCAAAGACTGGGGGTACGTCTATATCAAAAGTTCTCGGTGTGTACGCACACCATGAAGATGTGGTAGATGACCATAGGTTTAAGTTTGCTTTTGTACGCCACCCCGTCACACGGTTTGTATCAGGCTTTCACTATTGGAAACGTAATAGGGAGCTAACTCCAGAGGAGTTTATAGATAACCCAGAGTACGCCAAGTACTGGGAGAACTTAATCTTTAGACCCCAGTGGAAGTTTATTTGTGACCTTGATGGTACTGTCAAAGTCGATTTCTTAGGGAGGTTTGAAACACTTAATTCTGATTGGGAGAGGTTATGTGGGGTAATTGGTTTACCATACGTAGAGTTGCCTTGGGTACGCAGGGGGGATTACCCCCAACCAAACTTGAATGATACCCACTTGAAATACCTTTATAATCGTTACAAGAAGGATTTTGAAATATTTGGATATGAGGTGAGAGATGACACTAACAGAGTTTGAGACTGCTCTACGGGTACACCTTAAGGATAGCGGTACCACGTGGTCAGATGCAGAGCTAGACAGATGCATTTACCATGCTATAGCCGACCTATCTAGGTTTATCCCACGTGAGCAGGTATATGAATTAACTTTAGACTTCGATGAAGTCAGTAATGAATCGGTTACTACTGAGTCTGCACATGGTACGTATAAGGCGTTGGCCAATAAACCCATCAAATGGGATAGTGAGACCGTCACTACCACGGCTGGCACCACTACCTATACTAGAGATACCGACTACACCATAGACTATTGGAACGGTAAGATAACCACTATCAGTGGTGGAAGCATGGCTGTGTCTACCGAGTACTACATTGATTACACTGTTGACCAGACTACCATAGACATCAGCAGCCTCACAGACTTAATCCGTGTAGACCGTGTTGAGTATCCAGTTGGTACACTACCACGACAGATGGTAGACTGTGATGTATTTGATGATAAGCTAACGGTTACGTTCTTCCCCCAGAGGGATGAAAGAGACCAGACTAACTTATTCGGTGGGAAGCATTTAAGGGTATATTACCACGCATACCATACCAACCCAACAGATAGTGCAGCGGGTTCACACCCACTGTTCTTGGATGAAGTGGTTGTGAAAGGTTCAGAGGCTTACTCATGGCTCATAGAAGCAGCCCAGTATGAGCATCAAGCAGTTACCGATTTAGCTAGTGCTCGTACAGAGCTTGGGAATATTTCCCATACCAACGTGGGTACGGCTCTGACTGCAATAGGAACAGAACTAGGGTTGGCTAACACTGCTCTTGATGACATAGGAGCTATAGGAGATACGGTACATGCTGCTGTTACTACAGCCTTAGCCCTCATTAACTCCAACCTAGATTCTACGGCTACACCACTTGGTGACGTAGCTGATGGAGCTTCCCCTGACTATCATGCACTAGCTGATACAGCCTTAGATGCTGCTGCTACCCAGATTGGTGCAGCTTCTACGCCTTTAGGTAATGTTGCCGATGGTCAGTCACCCGATTACCACGCTCTTGCTGATGCTGCACTAGACGCTGCCAACACAGAGCTAGACACACCATCTACCGCTACCACTGGAGATATAGACTTAGGTGAAACAGCACATACCGATGTAGAAACCTACACAACTGGTGCTACTGCTCCATCTATCAAGAAATACCTTGAGGATGGGGATGATACAATTACCACTGTGAATGTTGGTGACCGTGTAGCTGAGATGTACATCCAGTACGCACAGGCTTCTAAGTGGATAGCAGATGAATTCCAAAGGGAGCGGGAGCTATACCTACAGCAAGCTCAGATACGTGCCAACCTAGCCAACGGTTACTACAACGAATCAATGGGTAGGTTAGCCCAAGTCCAGAGGAAGATAGAGGAAGCCAACGCAAGGTCTAATCAGGGTTCCGTGTACGTCCAAGAAGCCAGAGAACGACTAGACCAAATAAACACTAAGATAAACGAGTCTAACGCTTATGTCACAGTGGCACGTGGGGCTGCTGAGGAAGCGAGAATGAGGTTGGCACAGATAGAAGCCATCGTTGGGGAAGCTAACGCTCGTATCGCTACTGCTAGGGGATATGCTGAGCAGGTTTCATTCTACCTGTACCAGATGGATAGGTACATAGCAGAAGCAGAATCTTATATCGCAGTAGCTCAAAGTAACTTTGCTCTTGCTGATAAATACCGTGACATGGGTATACTAAGGCGTAATGAGTTCTGGGGGATACTCGCCAGTAGAGCACAGGGTAAAGTCCATCGTCATGCTACCTCAACATCCACAATATAACTCTACCACCATGTGTGGCTAGAGTCACTATGAGGGGGGAAGCACCACCACTTCCCCCCTCTTGCTTACCTTGTTCTCCACTTGTTCCAGTAAGTGATTCCTGTTATTATGGAAAACCACATCCCCACCGCTAAGGCCATAAGAGTATCCTCCATATTGTCCTCTCAGTTAGTTCATTAAACATTACACGGAGGAAAACCCACCAGAAGACCATAGCAAAGTTAAGCCATAGTGGGTCTTCTCGCTTCCAGTCCCAATCCATTACGATACCAGTATTGTAGGTATACCCTCTCTTCTAAGGTACTCTACTATGATTGGGTTGTTGTCGAAGTGAACATCAATAATTATTTGATTTTTAATCACCTCATACTTACGTTTGGCTGCTTCGATTGAGGCAGCCTCATACGATAAGTTCGCCCAATCAATGGTATCATCAGCATCTACCCAAAATACGGGTAGAAAGATACCGTGACGTTGTAACCACTGTAACATTGTATGCTGTCCATAAGGTTTACACGATGTTACAATATACCCAGTGTCTCTATCACCCAAGAACAGGTAAGGGTTAAGCTTAGGTTTCATGTGGTCAAATATGTCATTTACCAGTTCCTCTAGGAAGCTATTCTCTACGTTAAGGTAACGTAACAGCTTGTATTTCCACTTAGTTCCATCTTCTGTTAGCACACCATGTAAGTCAAAGCTTATGTTCATCTTA